GAACTTTACCGGAAGAACTCGGACAAATGGATTCTTTAACATTCCTTACCTTACAGAATAATAAAAATTTAGTAAGTTTACCTGAATCTTTAGTGAATTTAGAATACTTGGATTTGATATCTTTATCAGGATCTAACCCAAATGTTCAAATACCAGAGAGATTGAGAGCAATTATGGAAGAAGAAACCGATAATTTTTACTATATTGTTAGAGACTAAAAACAAAATTATGAGTAACATTGATGTTGAAATTTATTTATCACAATTAAAATCTTTTTTTGAAAACAACCCAAATGATTTGATAGAACTCATAGGGGACATTCAAAAAAACGAGTTCTATGAGAAGTTAAGACATCAGTCTTATCAGAATTTAGAAAAAGGTGATGACTTTGTTATTACTAAAAAACAAATGGTTGATATCGTTGTTGAACTTAAAATACCGGAACTTCAAGACAAACTAAAACCTAAACAAGTTGTAGAAGGGTTTATACAAAAAACAAAGTTTGGAAATATTATTTTAAATTAATTTCATTTCGTGTTTGGCAATTAAAAATTAATTACTATCTTTGTGATGTAATTAAAACGAAACATTATGATTTATACTCCAGAACTTATCAAATCCGTAGCCCCTTCAGTATTTGCAACATCAGCATCTAAAAAGTTGTCTGATAAGTATGTCTTTGTACCAACCGATCAAGTGATTGAATTTTTCGATCGTGAGGGTTGGCAAATTTCAGATGTCAAACAAACAGGTAAGGGTATTCACGCAACCCACCAAATCCGATTCCGTAATGGAGAACTTCCTTCAGTAGGTGATACATTGGTTGAGGCTATTGTCCGAAACTCTCACAATGGTATGTCAACATTTTCAGTAAGTGCAGGACTTCACCGATTGGTTTGTTCGAACGGACTCACAGTTCCTACATCAGTTGCTGACAAATTCAATGTAAGACACAGTGGTTTTGAACTTGATGACGTAAAACGTTTGATGGATGGTTTCGCTAAAAAACTTCCAGTAATCCAAGGTTCAGTTGGACGAATGATGGAACGTGAACTTACAATTGACGAACAAATCCAATACGTTCAGAAAGCATCAAAAATCCGATGGGCGGAAGGTTCAATTCCAAGTGATAACCAACTTGTTGATATCTTAACACCTAATCGAGAGGAAGACAATAATAACGATTTGTGGACAACCTTCAATGTAGTTCAAGAGAAGTTTGTTAGAGGTGGATTTGATTATCGAACAAGAACTGGACGAAAGTCAAAATTAAGAAACCTTAAAAGTATCTTAGCGGTGAACAACATAAACACAAAACTTTGGGAATTAGCCGAAGAAATGATTTAAAATACGGAGGGTTAATCACCCTCCTTTTATGTTATGGAAATTTTCGAAAAAAAATATTTTAAGAAACTTGAAGAGTTTATCAAAACTTTATCAGTTAAAACAAATAAACTTTACAGTGTTGTTGAGTGTATGGATCATATACCAATAACACCAGAACTTCTTTTAACTAAAAGATTTACTTTGGAATATCTTGATAGTAAATCTTATAATGGATCCTTAGTCCACACAGAAGGGATATTTAAAAATAATGCTGGAATATATCTATATCTGTCCAAAACAGAAATGGAAAGTACTTATAAAATAAAAGTAATATACGATGTGACACAATTTGATGAGGTTGTGTTATTCATAAAAAATTTAACAAGATTGAAATAAAATTATTTTTTACGCAACTTGGTGATACTTATAATAAAGTACACCAATGAGCGTAAAAAAAGGTTACATATATAAAATAACAAATCTAATAAACGAAAAAGAGTATATTGGATGTACAATTAATCCTATAAATAAAAGATTTGAAGAACACATTTATAGATGTTTAAAAACCGATTCCACTACTAAATTTTGTAATTCTATTAGAAAATATGGTGTCGAAAATTTTAATATAGAAATAATTGAAGAATGTGATGTATCAAATATTTATGAAAGAGAAAAATTTTACATTACCGAATTTAGAACATATGACAATGGATTAAATTCTACATTTGGTGGTGAAGGTTGTTTAGGATATGTTCATTCACCTGAAATAAGAAAAAAGATTTCTGAAAACACTAAAAATGGTAACTCACACAGAGGTAAAACTTACGAAGAGTTATATGGTGACAAAGCGGACGAAGAAAGAGAAAAAAGAAGATTATCGGTTAAAAAAGGTTGGGGATTAATCTCAAAAGAAGAAAAAGAAAAACGAGTTAGTAAAATTAATGAAACTATACAAAAAAACTCAAAATACGGGGTTGAATTAGTTAAGGAAATAAAACAAAAAATAAATGAGGGGATAAAAATTAAACAATTAACAGAACTCTACCCTCAAATTAGAAAAGGTTTTTTCTATGAATTAAAAAATGGTAGAAGTTGGAAAAACGTAAATTAAAAATTATGGAAATTACAGGAGAAAAATTACTAGAAAAAATTAAAAATGGTGAAAAAATAATTCTAAAATTAGAAGCGTCATGGTGTCAACCCTGTCGGGCAATGAAACCAATATTTGAAAGAGTTAATGCGGAAAATACAACAGACGTTCAAATGTACTCAATGGATGTTGATCAAAATAGAGAAGTTGCAATGGTATTAGGGGTTAGGAGCGTACCAACAATTAAAGCATTCAACGGAGGAAGTGTTGTAAATACAAGAGTCGGAGTTCTTCAAGAAAATGAAATAAAAGGTTTAGTTCAAGAGTTAGTAAATGGATAAATTAGTGGTGATCTTCACAATGGAAGGATGTCCATTTTGTGTTGAAATGAAAAATATGTTGAAAGAACAAAATATTGATTTTGTTGATAGAGATATTGACGAATTTGAGGAAGAATATGAATTATTTGTTGAAATTACTGAAAATGATTATGTTCCTGCTTTTATGTTAATAGAAAACTATGAGAAAGAACCCGTTAGTCATTTATTTGCACCTGATAGAGATTACAAAGATATCGAAGATGGTGTCAAGATAATTAAAGAATGGGTTGAGAAATAAAAACAAACCCCACTTTTAAGGTGGGGTTTTTTATTAGAACATAATTATGTTTTCTAATAAATCTTGTCTAAGATATGGTTTATTACCTTTTGGGTTCAGGATGTCGTCAATCAAATTATATTCTCCTAAACTTTCTCTAAATGAATCTAAATCAAAATCAAATACATCTAATATCAGTGATTTAATTGATTTTTTATCATACTTTGATTCTGAAACAATTTTAATTTTTAAATCCTCATCATCATTCATTTCATTCGTGAAATAAAACGAAACTTTATCAACACCTAAGAGGTTATACATTTGATTCATTATATAATGTGAGTAATAAGTGTTTAATCTTCCACAATCTAAACTATACCCATATGGGAATTCAGATGTGATTGAAATCTCAGAAATTTCAGATTCAGGTTCCTCAACAAAAACATCTTTGTCCAATAATATCCATCCTTTAGTCATTGGATTAATTTCTTGTCCGTATTGAATAACGTCGATTGTGTTGATATCTGTGATTTCTAGTTCTTCAAATAGGTATTTGAAAGTCTCTTTGAATTCATTTTTGATTTCATTTACATCAAGTAATTCTTTTGATGTTGTCATTCCATTAACAACCATAAACACACCACAATCTGTGACTTGGATAATTGATTTTTCTGTTTTGTTGATTTTTGAGAGAATGAAGTCTGCAAATAAATTTACAATACCTCTTTTTGAATTTTTGTTAATTAATCTCATATTATTAAATTTTTATAATGTGTATGAAATTAAAACAACATTATAAATAGTTTAGTAATAAAGACGATCAGGGAAACCATCGTTAATGTTTTCAGTAATTCTTCTATGTTCTGGATAGTCAGGAACACTGATTCTTAAAAAATCATCATTATCGGACATATAATGACGTAACATACTTGAGTAATCACCATAATCATATAAAGTATCGGAATATCCAGCAAATGAGTTTAAAAAATTCTCAATATCTGTTTTAATGTCTCTTATTTTTATATAAGGAGTGTATACAGTTTTTTCACCCCTTTTAGTTGTTACCCAATCGTGCTTACCTTCAAAGTAAGTTGATAACTCATCAAATATTTCCGAGTACACTTCATCATTATATGCCTGATTGTAAGCCTCATCACCCAACCAATATAATTGACTCTTTAAATCACTCAAATCACCTTTAAATAATGAATTCATAGAGTCCTCATCCTCAACAACAGACATCACATTTGATTCGGTAATAATAAACCTACCATCGTCATCCGACATATCCCTAAACAATTCACTTTCATAATCATCTAAAGACAACTCTTGATTACCAACCAATTCTAAAACTCTCTCGGCTAATAATTTCATATTCCTTTCGTTAAGTTCTTCTACAATATCTTTATAAACATCGTGAACGGTATCACTATAAGGTTCCCACCAATCTTCACCTAAAACACCTTCCACAACTTCTCTATCGTTATGATTTCTAGAATATCTATTGTCTTGGAAAAATTCAGATAACTCAGTTAAATCGCGTAACCTTAAATAATAACCATTTTCCCTTATTTCGACATCTGATAAATAATTTTGTACAATAGTATTAATATATGAGGGATCTTCATTTAGTCGATATAACATAATTTCATTTACTAAAGAATTATCATTATAACTTACACTATCTAAATCTAAATAATCTAAAAATCCGGATCTTTTAACTGTAAATAAAAATCTACCGATATCATCACCAAATATATTGGAAAATTCTTCCCATTCACCATTATTGAATTTATTTACTAAATCTAAAATTTTTGACATACCTATAAATATAAAAAAAGGTGGAAACTTTCGCAACCACCCCTCAATTTCTTTGGTAGAAACAAATTATCTTTTATTGTAATACTTCTCAACGATTTTTTTTACTGACTCTTGAACAGTGGCATTTTTTACTTGCTGAGGCTGTCCTTGAGCCGGTGCTTGTTGAGTAGCGGGAGTTCCACCATTGTTCTTATTTTTGCATCCACACCCCATAGCTGATTGTTTTTAATTAGTTTATTTTATAATAAATATCTTATTGAAAGGTAATTTGTAAATAATTTTGTTATACGAATGATATTTATCAAATATGAAAAAAGTAATCAAACTCACCGAGTCGGATTTAATTAGAATTATTAAAAATAAACTCAACGAAGAAGATAGTGAATTTATTGAAATTCCTGCCAATGAATACCTACAACTTCTATCAGTGACTGGTTATAATGGTGCGGCACTTGAGAAAACAAGAAGATTTAGAGGTAAAAAAATAAAAGTAATTGGTGATTTAGATATATCGGGTAAACCGATTAAGAATCTTGGTACAATATATTTGCAAGGAACGTTAGAAGCAAGAAACTCTAAATTGGAAACTTTAGATGGGGTGACAATTACGGGATCTAAATGGTATTGGCAAACACCATTTGAAGATAAAGAAAAGGAGAGAAAAAGAAGACAAGTATTGAAGGATGCTCAAGAAAGAAGAGAAAGTGGTGAGTGGGACTTGAATAACCCAAATATAAGTGATGAAGGGTTAAGAGCAAACGCCGCGTTTCAGTACCTTGTTGAAAATGCTGATATTGAAGAAATGACAGATGAAGAGAAAGAAGAATTAAAAAATTTGGAACGAAGACAACAAGAAATTTCTGATAGAATGGAAGTTGAAGATGATGAGGAACTTTTATCTGATTTGGAAAGTGAATATGATGAACTACAAGAGGAAATAGATGATTTAGTTAAAAAAGATAATGATGTTTATGGTTTAATACCTGAAAGCTATGGACATTATGATATGTCATCTTTTAAGACAGTATATGATGATTTTTATGGGGCGACAGTTGCGGTTGGAACAGAATATGAAGCTGATGAATCCAAAAAAGAATGGATTAAACAATTATTAGATGATGGTGGTTATAGAAACTTTAATCAATATACAGTTGAAAGACACATTGATGGTGATGAAGTCGCTAATTACTTTGAAGATACTATTAGAGAATGGATTTATGAGGATCCTGATAATTATGACGTAGTAAGAGATTTAAGTAAAATTCAGAAAGAAGAACTTTGGCTCCTTAAAATGGAAAAATGGGTTTATGAAAATGAAGGAGTAAGATTCCCGTTAAAATACCCAACGGCAGAAGAAAATGGAACGGTGTTTGATTTTTGGGACGAAAATGAAGAACACGAGTTCCAATTGAAATACGAAGGGAATAGGTGGACACTATACAAAGACGGATCGGTAGTTCAACCAGGACAACTATATGATGATGAAGATACCCAAGATCACCAAGATGATCGTGAAAGTAGAATTTCCGATATAGAATATGAAATGCAAGAAATTGAGGAAAATCCTGATGGTGATTTGGACGAAGATTCTATTGAAGAGGTTGTTGAAGATAAGAAATATGATATTGCTCAAGATCCTATGAGATGGTTAAGAGATTACGATATGGATATTGAAAATTTTGTCGATGAAGATAAATTTATTGAAGATGTTGCCGATGATGAAGATTATGGTATTCTAAATGGTTACGATGGAACTTATGATATTATTAATTTGAATAATCAAAGTTATGTTGTAATGATAACGGATAAATAATTTACAGATTGAAAAACCTTTATTATACTTCTTAAAATGGCAAGAAGAAAAAAAAATAATAAAGGGATTGAATTTTTAATGGAAACGGATTGGTTATTTGAAAAACCAATCGATCAAGAACATAAAGAATATAAATTATTAAGTTATTTCCAAAAAATGGGAGAAAAACTTGATAATATGGAACTATACCCTGGTTTTATAGAATTATCTCTCCATTTAGTTAGTATTCAGACACTCATCAAAGATAGAAAATTAATTTATACGGATAAAAAGTTTGAAACTATTGATGATGAATTATTGGTTAAAGATTTGAAAACCAAAAGTATTCCCAAACTATCTGATGATGAAATGGTGGAGTTTATAAACATTTTAAAGTTTTCCGCACCAAGAGTTCACGAGTATTTTAATATTGCTAAATCAGTATGGACAATCGTTTATGACACCATAGAACTCAAATTAAAAAAGAACAAAAAAAATATTTCTCAAAATAAAGGATTTTTTTATTATTTGGAAAATAAAACAAATAATCTATATGTTTGGGAATATAACATTAAGAATGCGAATAGAAGTTCCATTGAAAAAAAGACACAAGTCAATTTAATTTATTCCAAACCAAAGAACAATTTGACACTTCCAAAAATAATTGATACGTTTTCAACGTGGTTTTCTGAAGAGGAAAAGTCAAAACTACCTCTTTTTGAGATGAAAAGTAAGGATTTGTTTCCAATAAATGAAACATTATTACCACTTTTCAAACGGAAAGTTATATCTTATATAAATTTAGAAAATTACAACCAAAGAAAAAAAGCGATTCAAATCAAAGTAAATTAATATGGATATTTTAAAAGAAATAAGCAAGATAGTTAAAGAAAATCCAAATGATATGGATTTAGGAAAAAAAATTAGAGTTTTATATACAGAGTTTAAAGAAAAAAAAGATGGGATTTCACAAAAGAAGATTAAAAAAATCTAATATTATTCTTCAAAAAGAAAATATAATTAGGTATCTGAGTGCGGATGCAATATTAATCTCAGATGATTTTTCATACAATGTTTATAAATTGTATAGTGAGGGTAAATCGGAAGAAGAAATCATAAAATATATTAACGAAAATCAAGATGAAGATTAAATTAGAGTACTTGTGGTTGGACGGATATAATCCAGAACCAAATCTTAGAAGTAAGGTAAAAATTGTAAATTATAATGACGTAAAAAACGCATTTTTAGATGGTAATTTCCCCGAATGGAATTTTGACGGTTCATCAACACAACAAGCGGAAACTGGTAGTTCGGACTGTATATTAAAACCTGTGAGACATTATAGTTCAGAAATTTTGCAAACTGTGTATATAATGTGTGAGGTTATGAATCCTGATGGGACTCCACACAAAACAAACACAAGAAGTAATATCGAAAGTGATGATGAAGATATGTGGTTCGGATTTGAACAGGAATATTTCATCTATGATAGAAATAATAAATGTATTTTAGGTCACAATGAAAATAATCTTGAACCACAAGGAAAATATTATTGTGGTGTTGGACAATATGTTGCTGGAAGAGACTTTGTAGAAGAACATTTAAATATGTGTTTGAATTATGGTTTAGATATAACGGGAACAAATGCCGAGGTTGCGATTGGACAATGGGAATACCAAGTCTTTTCAAAAGGAAAATTAAAGGCTGGTGATGATTTATGGGTGTCCAGATATTTCTTACATAAGTTATCGGAAAAATATGATTATGGTATCGAACTTCACCCAAAACCAATCCAAAGAGGAGAATGGAATGGTTCAGGACTTCATACGAATTTTTCATCTAAAAAAATGAGAGAAGAAGGTGGTGAGGAATACTTCAAATCTGTATTCTCAAGTTTTGAAGCAAGACACCAATCTCATATAGAAAATTATGGTTCAGATAATCAACTACGACTGACTGGTAAGTTTGAGACACAATCAATTGATAAATTCAGTTGGGGTATATCAGATAGAGGAGCATCAATTCGTGTGCCACAGTCAACCGCAAATGAGTGGAAAGGTTATATTGAAGACAGAAGACCATCTTCAAATGCAGATCCTTACAAAATTATATATCAAATTTGTGAATCATTGAGAAATGCTGAAACAATAAATGATATTAAACACAAAATGAACTTTAAACTTGATATGGACAATCTTAAGACGGATTTCAAAACATTACCCAATGAGGAACTATTGAAAGAGTATTTGAATGATGAAGAATTTGAATTAGACAGTAAAACGATGGTTGATAATAGAAATAATATACCAACTGAAGAAATAAATTTTAACTTGAATGGAAAATAAGATAAACATTGATGGTTTAATATTTGGAAAGGGTGAGGGTAATATTAGTTGGTATCCTGAAAGGGTTCACACCTTACAAGATTTGGTATATCAGATAAAACCAAGAAACATAATTGAAATTGGTTTTAATGAAGGACATTCAATGATTTTAATATGTGAGACACTTTTAAAAATCATTGAAGAAAATCCTGAATTTAATCAGAAACCAATAATAGTCTATGTATTTGATGACTGCAAATATGAAAGCACGTTTAACAATCATTCAATACTTACAGAACATTATAGAAAGTGGAACATACATTTAAATTTAATTCCTGGTAATTCCCTTGAAGTTGTTCCAAAAGTTTTAGAAACCTCAAAAATCAAGTTTGATTTCATTGAAATTGATGGATGTCATTTTGAAGAATATGTTAAAGGTGACATTAATAATGTGATTAATTTTATAAACGATAATGGTATAATATATTTGGATGATTACAAATCCTCAAAAGATCCGACAGAAGGTGTTGATAAAGCAGTTGATTCATTTGACTGGTATGATTTTAATACCTATTATATTGACGGAGTGTTTTGGGCACACAAAAAAGAAAAACAAATGACAAACAAAAATGAACAAGTTAATCACCCTAATCACTATGGTGGCGAAACAAACCAATACGAAGCCATCAAAGTAATTGATGCTTGGGATTTAGGATTTAGTTTGGGAAATACTGTAAAGTATATCTCAAGAGCAGGAAAAAAGAATAAAGATAAAGAATTAGAAGATTTGAAGAAAGCCCTTTGGTATCTACAACATCACATTGAAACATTAGAGAAGAAATGATAGAGACAGGAAAAATTATAAATGGTGATTGTATTGAGGTAATGAAGACATTACCAAATAGTAGTGTGGATTTAATCGTCACATCACCTCCCTATGGTGTTGGTATTGATTATGATGTTCACGAAGACGATGTGGAATTTGAAGACTATTTGGTGTTTGCTAAAAATTGGTTAACTGAAGCGTATAATGTCTTGAAAGACGATGGACGAATCGCGTTGAACATCCCATACGAAATCAACAGACAAAAAAAGGGTGGAAGAATATTCTTTGTTTCTGAGATGTGGCAAATAATGAAAGAAATTGGGTTTGGTTTCTTCGGTATCGTGGATTTGGAAGAACAATCACCCCATCGTAGTAAGACAACTGCTTGGGGTTCTTGGATGAGTCCAAGTTCACCATATATATATAATCCAAAGGAGTGTGTAATACTTGCATACAAAAAACACCACATTAAAAAGGTTAATGGAGAACCTCAGTGGAAAGGGACACCTACTGAAATTGAACAGGAGGATGGAACCATAAAAAAGAAAGTTGTATATGAAGAACAAGATAAGAAGGAGTTTATGGAACTTGTTTTTGGTCAGTGGAATTACTTTGCAGATACTAAATCACTCACCAAGGCGACGTTCTCAATGGACATCCCAACGAAAGCAATCAAAATACTGTCCTACAAAAACGATGTAATATTAGATCCATTTGCAGGTAGTGGAACAACATTAGTAGCTGCTGAAGTATTAGGTAGAAGATGGTTAGGAATTGAATTATCATCAAACTATTGTGAAGTCGCAAACACAAGAGTAAATTACTTCAAAACTTTACAGGAAATAAAAGAAGAACAACTCTAATATAAAACCCACCTTAAAAGTGGGTTTTTTTCTTTTATGAATATTTATAAAGTATGAAAATATTTCTTACCGAAAAACAATTAAAGTATTTAAAATCAAATCTTATTTCAGAATCAGATGAGGTAAATCAATATGGGTTTACACAGGATGAAATGAAACGAATTGAAGAATTTGTCAGAAACAATGTTAAACAACAATATGAATGGTTGAAAAAAGAAGTTGAACAGGGTGAGGAATATGCTGAAATATTAGAAAAAGTAAAAACTCGTCTTAAAGATAATCCTGATATACCAAAGAATTATTTTGATGTTCTTGTTAAAGAATATGAATCAAAAGTAAAACAATACGAAAGAAACAAAAAGAATCTTGAGAATTTTGATTTTGAAGAGTATGTTAAAGATGGTATTGATAGAGATATACACGGAGGTGCATATTCAATGTCTTGGAGAATCAGAAGTGAAAAATGGGAAAAAGAACAATTAAAAAGAAAGTTAACAAAACAAGATATAATTGATATTTTAATTACCGCACTTGAAGGAGGATCTAATTACTGGTACTTAATGAAACTACCTGAAAATATAAAATCATATGGAGAATCAACATCTGAAGCGGTTGGAGAATATATCTTACGAGGAGGATTAATTGATTTCTATGATAAAGAAGAATATTATGATGTTAGGAGAGCACTAAAAAATGGTGATTACAATATTGGTGATAGTGATGATATGGTTGATGAAAAAAGTTATAAGGAAGACATTGAAAATACTAAACTCGGACATATTGATATGAACAGAATATTAGAGGCAATAACAAAAATAAAAAGCGAATATCCTGAAGTTTGGAAAAATATATTATTGGAAAATGCGGATGCTGGAGATGCTGATGTATTCTTACAACTATGTGTAATGAGTGAAGTTGTTTATGGGTAATAAATAATTATAAATAAAAAACCCCACTCAAAAGGTGGGGAGGTTTTTTTTAAGATAATTCGTTTAATGCTGATTTGATTAGTTGTATAGAATTATTAACATCGTTGGGATCGTTATAATCAACATCAATCAATCGTAATGTTCCACCGTAGTTGTCATCAACATCAAAACTATTCTCAGATGTTATTGTATCAAATGTTTCAAGTTCGTCGGTATCTTTACTTTGAAAAGAAACTCCAGTGTCATTACCAATGCTTAATCCCCACGAATAACCACCTGTTTTATGAGATCCCCAGTTCAAAGACGACATAGCACCTTCTTCATAGTCATTCCATTTAATAATTTTAGGGTTCTTATAAACACTTAGAGTGTCAAATACCTTTTTCCAACCACTATTACCTTTATTCATTTCTGAATCCATTTCGGTTTCTCTAATTACTCGTTTAACAATTCTTGTTAAATCGGATTCAGTTAATCTAACTACTCTTTTCATTTTTTGATTTTTTATATAAATATATAAATCAAAAAAAAAACCACCTTTTCAGGTGGTAATTTTTTATTTAAGGGATAACCATTTTGATTTATAATCTTTGTTGGTTCCACAGTATCTACCATATTCATTTACAATAGGTCTGCCGGTATTGTAGTGTCCACAAACCAAACTCCAATCTCCATACCGATTATGAAGTTTCCTTAATAGTTTCATACTGGTTTTAATATTAAGTTCAATGTCAGTCATAATCCTGTTGTTGGAATATTTAACTTTATTAATTGAATATGATGTTGTTGGCATAATTTGCATCGGACCTAAAGCACCTACACAAGATGTTCTTGCTGGATTGTATCGCCAATCAAAAGGACCTCTATATGTAGTTTCCTTATATGCCACATTATATGCGACATATTTTGGGATATTATATTCATCGGAATACCTTTCAATATACTCATACATTTGAATTGAAACCGTTGAATTTGGGTTTACAGATTCCTCATCTGTGAATTTATTATCCGAATCAAAAGTATTAGATGACATACCCGATAGTGTAACGATAGTCGTTATACAAGCCATCAGATACCCAATAGTTAAAATGGTTGATGGTTTCATAATTAATTATTTTGAAGTGTCAGAGAAAATGTTTCTTGCGTATAGTTTGAATACTGCAACTCCAATTGAATCTTGGTAAACAGTGTAGTCACCACTTTTCTTGTCAATTATGATTAAATGGTTATGTTCATCAAGTGCTAAATTAACTTGATTACGATTTACTTTAATCATATTGATAGTTGGTTTTTTCGGGCCGAACTCATCGTTATATGCTGAACCAGCATAAAATCCCGCAAATAACGAAACCACAATAAACGACACTACCACCACATTTCTAAATAAAGGTTTATACCTTTCCACGAACTCATTAAATTTCTGTTTCATATTTTAAAGTTTTAAAGATTTATACAAACATAATAATTTTTAAACAATAAGACAAACGCTATTTACATTTTGAAGTTAAATGGTATTTATCAATATGAGAAAAAAATTAATATCAGAATCAGGATTAAGGGATATAAATAATCTGGCAAAGAGATATCCTAAAGCAAAAATATATTTTCATCAAGATTTAGATGGTGTAACCACGGCTCTAGCAATGAAACATTATTTGGAAAACAATGGAATAAAAGTTGTTGATGCTGAAATTATACAATATGGTGATAAAGAATTTGCAGTTAAAAAATTAGATGCTGAAGGTGATGTAATGCCAGTTTTAGTGGATTTTGCTCACGGAAAACCAATGTTTGTTATCCATACGGATCACCACGATACTCAGGCTGGCGTTGAACAAGGAACTGCAACGAGTTTTAGATCATCAAGATCTAATGTTGAAACAATCTCTCAAGTTATTTCACCAAAAGATATTTTTTCACCTGAAGATATTACATTGATATCCACCGTAGATTCTGCGGATTATGCAAAGTACGACATTACTCCCGAAGAAGTAATGAATTATATATTTAAGTTGGATAAGGACAAATCCCTCCAACGAAATAAAATGTTGATGGGTTTAATGGTAAATAAATTATTATTGGCGTATAAAAACAAACCAAGGTTTCTTGAAGAAATTGTATTGAATGCTAACCCATCACTAATGAGTATCCTTAACAATATAAGAGGTCAAATGTTGGAAAAGGGATTTGCTGATGTTCAGTCATTAGATCAAAACAAAGAAATGTATGTTCAGTCAATGAAAAACCATCCAAATGTTAAAGTTAGTGACAATATTATAGTACAATACGGTGGTGGTTCTATGATGAAACCAGGTTCATATGATAGATATACTCCATTCAGAAATAATCCTGATGCGGATTTTTTAGTTATTGCTTGGCCTTTAGGGTTGGTTCAGGCATCTTGTAATCCATTTAAAAAAGAAAGGGCGTTGAAGGGTGTTAATTTAGGTGAGATAAAAGATGAGGTTTTAGGGAAATGGGAATCACAGTTAAGAGACAGACACATACCATTATCTACAATCAAGTGGATATCAGAATCAGGAAAAGATTTTAATCCTGAATCTGTTGGGTTTACTTTCAAAGACTTTAATGCGTTATATGGGGAAAATTTCAAATCCAAGGACGGTAAAGATTTTATGAATCAAGTTGAAGAATTAATGAGGAAACCTTTCACGGAATTGAATGATGATGAAATGAATATTTTAGATTCTATAACTGTAACAGCGTGGGACATAATACAAGCAAATAGTGGAGGACATAAATGTATAACAAACATTTCGGGATTGAACTATATGGGTAGAAGTAAACGACCACCTAAAGGGAAACCAAAATATAATAAAGACAATGAAGATGCTGCTTATGTTAAATTTACAAAAATGATTCAGAATGAATTTGTTAAAGTATTGAAACAAAAAATTGATGAAGATTAATTAAAATAAACCCTGTCACCTTCTACAATATCATATTTACGGCAAGCCCCACCTTCTAATTCTAATATCATATCACCATCTCCACTGTATCTTTCGCATTCATTAGTTCGACAAGGTTCGCAGTTATGGTGTATTATATTAACCTTTTTATTTTTTATAAAGATAATATCCAACGGGATTATACAGTTTTTCATCCAAAAAGAATGATCCCCATCTCCCATCATAAATAACATACCATCAAAAGAATTATCAAATGTTTTTCCCATCATACCCATTTCGGTATCTTTTTTGGTTATCATACATTTTACATTGAAAAGATTGTTATTTATTATTAGTTCCATAAAAATAAATATAATGTCAAGAAAAAAACTAACAAGATTTGCCGGAATACTTGTTAAACACGAAGATAAATTCTTGTTGTGTAAGAGAAGTCCACATCAATCCGCTCCTAATATTTGGTCAGTACCAGGTGGAGGAATGGAAGATGATGAAAAACCTAAAGAATGCGCAATTAGGGAATTCTATGAAGAAACCAATATTGATTTAAGTGAAGAACAAGATAATATAAAACTTATTGATGTTATTGGTATGTATGATAATGATGGTAGAGTTAAAGGTATGATGTATATATATCTTTTTGAAACTGAAAAAACTATATTACCAAATTTAAATAAAGCTAAAGATGGTGACGAACACACGGAGTGTGGATACTTTACATACAACGAGTTACCTTTTGAGAATCACAAAGATCCTTTATTCAAACTAATTTTAAGAATTTTCTAAAAAAAATTGATTTTTGGTTAACTTATATATATTTATGTGATACAAAACAACATTCCTTTCTTTATAAATTGTTGGTTTAACAATTGAAAATCCCAAAAATATCGTAGTTGATCTTTTTTTGGGATTTTTTATTTAAATTTGTTTTAATCAAAAAAGTTTTCTATATTTGTCTTATGAAAAAATCGGTATTCAAAATCAAAATAGCTAATGAGGCATTTGGAGAACTTCTTGATGAAACATTTGTCGATGAAACACAGTTTAAAATTTTCTTGAAAATGGTTCACGGATGTATAGTGTTAGAAAATGACTTAACATTCTATAATGGTGATACATTTTTAATTAATATACCGTATAAATTTTTAAAAAACTCTATCATTGTTACTTCTAATCAGGAAGTTGACATAATGGAACAGGTTAAAAGTAAAATTGAAGCATTAGTAACAAAGTAATAATAAAGTAGTAATTATGAGAAAAGTTTTTTTATTTATTGGATTATCTTTTGGAATCCTATCTTGTCAGAAAGAAGACGTACAACCAAACAACCCACCATTACCACCACAACCGATTGTGACGGATTCATTACCGATGGATTCAACACTAAATTTGATTGGACAAACTTGGATTATCCAAGGATATCGTGTTGGTGAATTTGGACCCATTATCACAACTAACGATACCTTAGTGTTTAACACGGTTAGCGAGAACACCCTCAATGGAAATAATACGACTTATTCCTTGTATCCAACAGCATCGGCATTCAACCTAACATTAAACAACACACCTTGGGGTAATTTGAGTGGGGCTATTTATACTAATAACATAGTGTATGGTGGAATACAAGGTTTAAAATTTACTGACATAACATTTGGTTCATCAAATCAAACCGACTATTACTTGTGGATTTTTAAAATATAATGTTTCCTTGTTTAGAAAAACAAGGTGGTGGAAGACGATCCGTTAGTGGACGACCCAAAAAAAAAGGAGTGAGAGCTCCTTTTTTTTATTTTGTAATGTATTTATAATAAAAAAATATTATGAATATAAAAAGAATTTTATTGGATGAAAGTGAGAAAAAACAAATTTTGTCATTATATAATAAAGAAAAAAATACGATTTCCGAACAAACTTTAAATAGTGATGGGACTTATTATTTAAAAGGTGACCATAAAATAAAAGATGTGGAATATGGTTATGAATATCTCCTTAAAGCTAAAACACAAGTGTATAAGTCAGAAAATACAGTTTGTTTCCGAAGAGGATGTGAATATAGTATGAAATGTTCGGAAATATCAAAAGGTATTATTTATGATCAAAAAAATAATAAATACACTGAGGTGAGGGATGATAAACCAATAACCGCAATGGTTAAAAAATTATTTTGTAGTAAACAAAAACAAGTTGAAAAACCAAAACCAATTGAAAAAGTTTTTACTGAAGACAAAATTTGTAGATTAACCGATGACAAAGTTTGGATATACGCTAAAGACGAAAATGGAAAATGGTGGGCATCTAAAGACGGAGGAAAAAAATGGTTCGAATTAAAGTTACCTAAGTTTAAAGAAGCGGTAGATATACTAAACAGAGAATGTCCAAAAAATAATGTGGACTGTAAAACCAAATGTAATGCAAAACCATTACAACCAGGACAAACCGGACCTCAAGTTGAAATGTGGTTTTATGGAGCGGTAGGTTGTTATCAGGCAACTGGAAGTAAAGGGTTCTCAACTCGAGAAGAATGTGAAGCTTGTAAATGTTCTGATAAAATAGGTGAAGGTGGTTCAAAAGAAGATTGTTTCGATAAGTTTGGGTGTTTAGAAAAATTAATAGAGGATAAAATATTGTTAAGATGGGATGATTTTGATGAATGTGGATGTTATCACGGTAATCCTGAATTGAGTGATTATGGTAATTGTATTTTTTACTGTGATGGAACTGCTTGGTGTGAAATAGGAATAGGTGGTGATGGAGATATATTCAATTGGTCGTGTAATCAGGGTAAAATCGATATGGATAAAGAAAAACCTATCCAAAGAGAAAAACCGAAACCAAAAAAACCAATTGATGGTGGAAAAGATGATGGAGATCAAGACTTCCCATTGTTTTAAAAAATTTAAAAAGGAACTTTGGTTCCTTTTTTTATTTATGTAATAATTATTAATATGGGAAAAAAATTCATCATCACAGAAAATGAAAAAAATAGAATATTGGATTTGTATGGTATTCTAAAAAAAACATTAAATGAGGCAACACCTACAACACCAGCCTCACCATCAACTACGTCTTCAGTACCTCAAACTTTTGAAAAGAAAATTATGTTCGGTCCAGGACATTATATGTTATCATCAAAAGGTTCCTATGTTGGGAGAGATAAAAAAACATACGATTGGGACGTTGATAGAGAATTAAAAGATGGTTTGAATGGGATAAAAAGCTTTCTAAAAAGTAACCCAACAGGATATGTTGTCGGAGTTAAACTTGAAAGTGGAGAGTCAAATATACCAAATGACGACGCAATGGAAGGTGGTGCGGATTTGAAACCTGGTGAATTGAGTGATAAAAGGATGGCAACTTTAAAAGGTTATTTTGGTAAAATAAAAGAAGAATGGAGTAAAGAGGGAATAAATACTAGTTTTCAAGTAACCGAAGAAAAATCTCCAGGTAAAACCAAATGGAAAGGTTCAATTTTTTGTCCTGACACCGCTTCTGAAGATGAGGCAAGAAAAGGATGTTATACAAGATATATTGCGGGTATTAATAAGGGTGATAAAAGATACACTGCTTTGAGAGATGCGTATGAAACGGAACAATTTTTTAGGATTATCATTAGTGTAAATAAATTAAATAAATTACAACCACCAAAACCTGGACTCGCTTCCAAAGATTGCCTTCAAGGAATGAAAATAGAGTACAATTATGATGAGGTGGTTGAAAATTATGAGGGACACTGTTGTTTAAGAGGAAGGTTCAATTTATTTGCAAATGGTGTACAGTTAAATAGGAATGATGGAAATCCTTTCGCAAGCATTGATAATGGACTAGGGGATGCTGGTGTAAAATACCTACAACAAGACAGTAGACCACAAACAGTTGCGTTAGGGCACAGATTTAAAAAAGATGCCGTAAAGTCAGACGATAAGATATGCTATTCCGAAAAAAATAAAAATGCCGTAGGTAAAGATGGAAGAGATTTATATAACAAGAGTAGTGAATCTAAACCAGGTATGTATAGATATAATACATTTACAATCACACCACAACAAGCATTTAAAATTACAAAAGAAACGGGAGGTAGACCTGGTATATTAAAAATCGAAGCGGCTGCAACCTCAGATAACACAAACCCACATAAAGAAGCAGTAAGAGTTACCGTGTATCGTCCTGATGGTACATTAGCTTATGACAACTGTGAAGGCGGTGAATGTACTGGAGGTTCTTACGGACCTTGGAATATAAATTTTTGTCCTGCATCAACCCCAACCACGTAATTAACCAATAAAGTTTTTGTAAATCAAAATTATTTTCCTATCTTTGTGGTATGGAAAAAGTATTATATATTGTTAGAGGAATACCTGGTTCAGGTAAATCAACGTTTGCAAAAACATTGACATCAAATGTCTTTGAAGCGGATCACTACTTCTATGATAATGACGGTAACTATAATTTTATTCCATCTGAAATAAAACAAGCACATAAAGAGTGTCAAGATTTTGTTAGATATGCAATGGAATCAAGTATTGAAAAAATTGCAGTATCAAACACATTCACACAAGAGTGGGAAATGAAACCGTATTTTGAAATGGCAAAAGAATATGGTTATAAAGTATTTTCAGTTATTGTTGAGAACCGACACGGAAATACCAACGAACACAACGTGCCAGAAGAAAAGATTGAACAAATGAAAAACCGTTTTAATAT